CCGGGCCAGCCGCGCGCATGTGAACACGATCATTGCCGCTTCTGGCGACACGATCACCGCCCGGGCGCGCTGGCTGGTCCGGAACAACGGCTATGCTGCGAATGCCGTGGAAAGCTTCGCCAGCAATGTGGTGGGCGATGGGATCAAGCCTTCGTCGACCCTTGCCGATGCTGCCAAGAAGGAAGCGCTGCAGGCGCTGTGGCTGGCCTGGACGGATGATGCAGACGCCGAAGGGCTGACGGACTTCTACGGGCTTCAGCGCCGGGCCGCGCGCGAGGTGTTTTTGTCAGGGGAGGTCTTTATCCGCATTCGGCCGCGCCGGGCCGAATGCGGTCTGACCGTGCCGCTCCAGTTGCAGATGCTGCCCGCCGAAATGCTGCCCTTGGATATGAACCGCACCTTGCCCGGTGCCGGGCTGATCCGCCAGGGCATCGAGTTTGACAGCATCGGTCGCCGCGTCGCCTATCACTTCCTGCGCCGCCACCCCGGTGATCTGACCGATCCGGGGCTATCTGGCGAAACCGTCCGCGTCCCGGCTGGTGACGTGATCCACGTCCTCGACCCGGTCGAGGCAGGTCAGTTGCGCGGCGTGTCGCGGTTTGCGGCCGCCATCGTCAAGCTGTTCACGCTGGACCTCTATGACGATGCCGAGCTGGAGCGCAAAAAGATCGCGGCGATGTTCGCGATGTTCATCACCTCCCCCGCCCCCGAAACCCCGCTGGAACCGACCGAGGAGGATCTGGAGGTGGAACCCGGCCAGGTGGTGCGGCTGGATCCCGGCGAGGATGTCTCGACGCCCGCCACGCCAGACTCGGGCGGCACCTACGAGCCGTTCCAGTACCGCACCCTGCTGCAGATCGCCGCCGCGCTGGGCGTGCCCTATGGTTATCTGACCGGCGATACCGCGAAGGGCAACTTCTCCAACACGCGGATTTCTCTGATCGAATTCCGCCGTCGCATCTCGGCCTGGCAGCATGGCGTGTTGGTCTATCAGCTTTGCCGCGCCGTCTGGGTGCGCTGGATGGACACCGCTGTACTGTCGGGCGCGCTGGACCTGCCCGGCTACGACAGCCAGCGCCGCCAATATCAGGCCTGCGCCTGGCTGCCGACCAAATGGGACTGGATCGACCCGATGAAGGACGCCTCTGCCGAGATCTTGCAGATCGAAGCGGGCCTGAAATCCCGCACCCAGGCGCTGGCCGAGCGTGGCTACGACGCGGAACAGGTGGACCGGGAAATCGCCGCCGAACGCAAACGGGAAGCGGCGCTGGGCCTCGACTTCCGGCGGCCGGGGTCACCCGCGCAAGGGCCGGGTGAAGGCACGGCGAAAGATACGGATCAGGACAGCGCCAAGGACGGCGAGTCCGACGACACCGGTGATGAAAAACCCGACCCCAAGGAGGGCGCATGATGCACCACGCGCAAATCGCCCAGCGCGCTTTCAACACGCCGTTGATGGTCGATCCGGCAAAGGCGCTGGCATTCCTGTCCGGGCTGGGGCCGCGCATTACCGGGCAGGACATTACATTCGCAGGAGTCGACCTGCCCGCGGGGGATATCGAACAGGCGGCCCTGCCCGCCCGTGCGTCGCTGTTCGGGAACGATCTGGCCCAGCGCCATCAGCGCAATGGCACCCAGCCATTTGCGGTGGTGGACGGCATCGCGGTCATCGAAATCTCGGGCACACTTGTGCACCGGGGTGCATGGATCGGGCAGTCGTCGGGCCTCACGTCGTATGAGGGAATCGCTGCCCAGCTGCAGGCCGCACTCGCCGATCCCGGAGTACGCGGCATTGCCTTGGACATCGACAGCTTTGGGGGCGAGGTCGCCGGTGCCTTCGATCTGGCTGACCGCATCCGCGCCGCCCGGGCGCAGAAGCCCATCCATGCCTTTGTCGCGGAACATGCGCTGTCGGCGGGCTATGTCCTCGCCTCCCAAGCCAACCGCATCATCCTGCCTCGCACAGGCGCTGTCGGCAGCATCGGGGTGGTGGCGCTGCACACTGATATGAGTGGCGCGCTGGGCCAGAAGGGCATCGCGGTCACGCTGATCCATGCCGGGGCGCACAAGGTCGATGCGAATCCGTACCAGCCGCTGCCCGAAGCAGTGCACGATCAGATGCATCGCGAGTTGGAGGTGGTGCGCCTTCTGTTCGCAGAAACCGTCGCGGCCGGTCGCGGGGATCGGCTGTCTCGAGATGCAGCACTGTCCACCGAAGCCGCCGTGTTCCGCGGGACCGAGGCGATTGCTGCCGGTCTGGCCGATGAAATGGCCGATCCCGTCACAGCTTTCTACGCGTTCGCCGCCGCACCCCGCGGCACAACTTCCTCCAACAGAAAGGGTCCAAAGATGACCGCCACATCCATCGACACTCCGAACCCAGCCCCGGTTGCCACTCCTCATGTTGCAACACCCGTGGTAGCGAACGCGCCAGAAGCTCCGGCTGCGACGGGCGCTGCTGTGCCCGCAAGCATGACTGCCGACGCCGTACGCGCCGAAGCCGCCGAGGTGGCGCAAGTTTGCGCGCAGGCCGCCCGGCTCGGCGTGACCATCGACGCCGCCGATGCCGTCAGCAAGGGGCTGAAGCCCGAAGCGCTGCGCGCTCGCGTGCTGGCCGACCTTGCCGCCCGCAGCGATGCAGCAGGCATCATCGCCACTGCCCCGGCCGCAGCCGCCGCCAAAGACAGCCCGATCATTGCAGCCGCGAAGAAGGTTGCGACCGACGCCAAGCGCTGATCCAGCGCCACCTCCCCACCCCAAAACCATGGAGACTGACCAATGCCCGTCCTGACGGAACAGCCCAGCATGGGCGACGTCCTCAAATATGAGGTCAACCCGAACTACACCCGCGAGGTGATCACCCTGCTGCAAGGCCTGCCCTATCCTGTCGGCTCCGTGCTGGGGAAGATCACGGCCAGCAGCAAATACACCCTGTCGCCCGCGACCGGGGCCGACGGTTCGCAGGTTGCCAGCGCAGTGCTGCTTTATGCTGTCGATGCCACGCTGGCCGATGCCACCGGCATCGTCGTCGCCCGTGGCCCCTCCATCGTCTCGCGTGCGGGCCTCGCCTACGGCGCGACAGTCGATGACGGCACCAAGATCACCGCCAAGATCGCCCAGCTTGCCGCCGTTGGCATCATCGCCCGCGACGGCGTCTGACGCGCGTCGTCTGACACCGTTTCCCCCTTCATCCCCCGGAGCACCCCATGACCCTCGTTCGCAATCCCTTTGATGCTGGCGGCTATTCGCTGGCCGAGATGACGCAGGCCATCAATATCCTGCCCAACCTCTACACCCGCCTCGGCCAGATCGGCCTGTTCCGCTTCGAAGGCGTCAGCCAGCGGTCGGTCATTATCGAGCAATACGAGGGCGTGTTGAACCTGCTGCCTTCCGTCCCGCTGGGCGGCCCCGCCACCGTCGGCACGCGGGAAGGCCGCTCGATGCGCAGCTTCGCCCTGCCGTGGATCCCGCATGATGATGTGATCCTGCCCGGCGACATTCAGGGCCAGCCCGCGCTGGGCACGTTTGATGCAGCCGATCCCTTGGTCGAGGTGATGAACCGCAAGTTGCAGCTGATGCGCCGCAAGCATGCCCAGACCCGCGAATACATGGAGATGAATGCGCTCCGCGGCATCGTGAAGGACGGGGCCGGGACGACCCTCTACAACTACTTCACCGAATTTGGCCTCGCGCAAATCTCAGTGGACTTTCTGCTCGGCACCGCAGGTACCAACGTGCAAGGCAAAGTCCGTGATGTCTTGCGGTCGATGGAAGACAACCTCTTGGGCGAAAGCATGACCGACGTGCACGCCCTCGTCAGCCGAGAATTCTTCGACAAGCTGATCGCGCATCCCAAGACCGAAGAAGCCTACAAGTTTTACGCCGCCACCGGCGCGCAGCCACTGCGCCAGGACGTGCGTCGGAACTTCCCCTTCGCGGGCATCGTGTTTGAGGAATACAGCGGCACCGTTACGCTTTCCACCAAGGTCACCGAACGGCTGGTTCCCGCCAGCGAAGGCATCGCGTTCCCCTTGGGCACGATGGACACGTTCACCACCTATGGCGGCCCGGCCAACCTGCTGGAGGCAGCAAACACGATGGGCCTGCCGCTTTATGCTCGCCAGCACCTCGACGAGAAAGGCCGCTGGATCGATCTGATGACCGAGGCATCGATCCTCCCGGTGAACAAGCGGCCGCGCATCGCGATCCGCATCCACACCTCGAACTGACAGCTTCGACATGACCGTCTTCGCTTCCGCCCTGGACCGCATCTATGCCAACCCGTCCATGGCGGCGGCCGCTGTCTGGATTTCCGCCACGACATCCGAAGAACGCCCCATCCGTGTTATCCGCCGTGCTCCGGATCGGATCACCGAATTTGGCGCTGGGCGCTTTGTCAGCGACACCATGATGGTGGATGTCCGTTTGTCCGACCTGCCTGATCCCCGCCCCGGCGATCTGATCGTGATCGGGGTCGACAACTTCATCCTTCAGGGAGAGCCGGTTCGGGATCGCGAACGCCTGATCTGGTCACTGGACCTGCGGCCATCATGAAGCTGAAGATTGCGTTCGACCCCGACCTCGTCGCCCTGATGCAGGCGGAAATTGCCGCCGGGGAAAAGGCGGTGTCGGCGGCGATGCGCGAAGTGGGCACTTCCCTGAAATCTGCCTGGCGCAGCCAGATCACCGGCGCGGGCCTCGGAACCCGGCTGGGCAACAGCATCCGCCTCGCCAGCTTCCCCAAATCCGGCCACAGCCTGAATGCGGCGGCACTGGTCTGGTCCAACGCCCCGGGGATCATCGGCGCGCATGATGCGGGGCCGCTGATCCGGTCAAAGGACGGGTTCTGGCTGGCGATCCCCACGCCTGCGGCAGGGAAATCCACCCGAGGCGGTCGCATCACCCCGGGCGAATGGGAACGCCGTACCGGCCTGCACCTGCGGTTCATCTACCGCCGTCGCGGGCCAAGCCTGCTTGTGGCCGAGGGG